GAATACAGAGCAGACCTTCTCGTCGAAGGTCTTTATCTCATCTCGAATATCACCAGGAATGGTGTATTCTTTGAGGTAACCAGTGAGGTATCCATAATCAGCATAAAGCTGACGATGGACAGACTCACTTAGTCCCGTTAGAGACGAGAGAACAGACTGTTCAAATGCCAATTCCAAACCAGATTTAATCATCTTTTCAAGGTTTGATCCTTGATAAGACCAATTAAGTCCGTAAGGATGTATGAAATCTGGGACATGTGAAAACATGTCCAGGATTTCATTCTGCTTCTTAGACAGAAGGAGTCTGATCCTCGGTCCTATAAGCCTAGCAAGATCAAGGAAATTATCATCAGATAATTCCCTCCACTTCATCTGAGGATAAACCCCAGAGGAAGTGATGATCTTACCGGCAAACTCAGCTATCCTTTCGGAAGCTAAAGTTTTATCGGTACTGTAAGGACATCCTATCTTATCCAATGCTTCCATGTAATTGGTGGCTAACTGGTAATCTAAGATTACCACATCATCACCAAGAACATAGAACTCTCCATTCCATCTCTTTTGTAAGAGATGTTTCAGTAACATACCATGAGAAATCGTAAAGGCAGCAAAACTTGGAAACATTCCAAGAGGCTGACCACGATTCCATGTTATGGTACTAGAATCTGGCATAATCCACTTTCCACGACATAAATCAACCCAAAGGTTGATATGTTCATGGGAAGAAGGATTAATAAGAGAACGGAGAACGGCAGACTGAATTTCCAAAGGGAAATAATCAGTAGCAGAGGATAAGTCTACAGAGTAGACCTTTTTGCCTTGTTCAAGGGCAAATTGGATAGGATTCAAAGCTGCGGATTGGTTATGTGTACAATCCCAAGGTAGCCTTTCAGCAACTTGGTAAAGTATATTACCAAGAGGACGTAAAGCCTCTTGAAATATACGGTAAGGTGAGGCAACAGACCTCAATTTACCACCAGGTTCCTGAATTAACGCTATCTTACCAACAAGAATATCATGATAATAGGAACTCGATTGACGGGATAAAACCCACCTACGGGTAGGTAATAATCCAGAAAAAAGAGGATCCATAATATCATAATATTTTGAGAACAAAGATTGCCCCTCACGGGTGTCAAGGATTTGGATATCATCCAAAACCATT